ACCAAGAACTGGCGGACCTACACCCGGTTGCCGATGCCGCGATTATGTTGGATCAGGTGCTCTCACCATACGGTTACAAAAAAAGCGATGTCCTTCAGTTGATGAGAAACATCCAGGGCGCCGCACCAAAGAGAAAGAATCTCGGCATGGAAGAGCCTTCAAAATCTTCTTGGGCAGATCTCAGTGACGGAGACATCGACAAGAAGGCACGAAGCTGGATGAAAACCATGCTGGGAGCCAAATAGTTTGAGATAATGTAACAGAAAAGGAGTAAGGAAAATGACTGCTTGGGCAACGCAAAGCGACTTCATGAAACTCTGGACTCAGAGTGGACAGGTTGCTGAAAGAAAGCTACAAAAGTTTTTGCTGGCTGGGCTTGATGAGATCTCCAAGGCCAAGTGTGACATCGCATCCAAGATCAAAAAAGCCGAGTCTATTTCCACACCAGTTATCCGTTGGATGGAAGAGTACGATTATCCGACACAGTTGACGGCAACCTGGAATGGAAGCACCACGCTTACTATCGCAGGAAACCTTTTCAATGCAGCGGTAACGCTTGAGAACATCCGTAAGATCGTCCGAGTTGGAACCATCCTTGAGAGACGAAGTGACGGTGTTCAGTTGAAAGTCTCCGCGGTAACCGGGATTGATGACGGAGCCCCCTTTGCGGCAACTGTTGGGCTTTACGGCAACACCACGGGCTCATTAGATGGTGCGGATGTTGTTTGGGAAATCATATCTGAGGTTTGGAGCGACTACAAAGAGGTAGATGAAACCAGATCTCTCGATAGAACCTTCCGAGAAGTGGGCACGCAGATCTGGGCCGAGACTTTTGACTTGCCTTGGACCAGAAAAAACACCTCGTACGAGTTGGTGAAGAACGAAGAAGATCACCAAATTAAAAAGCTCCTGGAGAAACTCAGAAGGCATACCTCGATGGCGCTCCTAAGAGGCCGTCCTTATTATTCTTCCTCGTACAAGTACGGGAACCAAACTGAAGAGTCAACGATGCTCGGTTTGATTACCTGGCCTGAGATAACGCAGGCGGAATGCGCCGATACTAATGTGTATGTGGCAGCGGCAGGTGCGGAAATCTCCAAGTCTTACCTCAACGATCTCATTAGGAATATGTGGCTTGATGAGAACGCGGACTTCGGACAGGGCGACTGGTGGATCGTATGTCATCCGCTCGTGGCGAAGTACATCATGGAATTTGATGCGAACTACAGAAGGATGACTCAGGATGCCACCACTGTCGGCTACAGTGTGAATGTTTTCGATAGCGACATTGGCAAGTCCTTCCCAGTAGTTTCGGATCAGTACTGGCGCCCCGATGTGCTCCAGGTTGTGGACTTCTCAAAAACCTCTTACGGCTACTACAATAACGATGAGATGACTCGTAAGAAAATCGAGACAGCGGGCCGCTTCGACAGATGGCTGCTCACCTTCCAGACTTATGGCCTTGTTGTTCGTGAGCCTCGCCGATCCATCGGCATGATCTACGGCCTAGCAACTTCATAAACTACAAGGGCACGGATTAACTTCCGTGCCTAACTACCTAAAAGGAGACGGAAAATGATTTGGTTCGGGACAGGATCTCCAAAACCAATAGTCTATACCAACAGTGCAACACTCAAGTCTCGACACTTCTCTGTTGAGCAACTTCTGGTTGCGTCCGTGGCGTCAAAAACCTACACATTGCCGACGCCTATCAAGGATCTTGCCGGTAAGCCGACATGGTTTGTAAACAACAGCACGGGATCTCAGACACTATCGGGAGCTTTTGTGGGGGGCTCGTCTGAAACGGTTCTAACAAAAACAATGGTTTGCCTTATGGTATTGCCAGTATCCCCAGGCGTTTTTAAGTGGTTTGCGTTTGGAATAACCAGTGTAACGGCGGGCCTGGCTGAAATCGTGATGGATTATGTGGACACGATGTTTCAGGCCGGAACACACACGGGTTTGACGGTTACCTATAACGATGCTCAGGACAAAGAATCTATTGCTGTAACCTACGGTGCGGTAGGGGACATTGCTGCCATAGGTGCCCTGACATCTTCTGGGGCAGCCGGAGCTGTATCAGGGAAGGCTGCGAATGCGGGGCATGTTCATCCAATGGTGTCGCATCCGCACAGTGGCATAACTGACGGTGGGTTAATTCCCTGGGCCAACATCGATAAAACCACAAGTTCGATTGCAAACATTACTACTAAGGCGCACACCGATCTTACTGCAATAGGCACCAATACTCATGCTCAGATTGATACGGCACTGGGGACTACAATACCAGCCTATTTCAATGTCTCAACTGGTCACGATCACGACGGGGTTGATTCAAAACTTCTGCCTATCCCCTCCATAGTGGAGTCTGTTGAGTGGACTACGTTTACAAGCACGCTGGTATTCACCACAGCGACACCTACTGTAACAGTTATTGCAAGATACCGCAGATTAGGGAAGAGTGTGGAGTTTTTGATTGACATAACAACCGCTGACGGGCTTGACGGTGTTTTTGTTTCTGCCACGCTTCCGGTGGTTCCTAAAGCCATAGATGCCTACGTGCCTGTTTCGTACACCAAACTGATAAATGCAACTTACACCACTGGCAAAGCGATAGAGATTGATGCAGCTAATGCTACCCCGGCCAATAGGATCGTCAAGGCTAGGGAGACTATTGCCCTTACCACTGGGAATGCGTGCAGACTGTCCATCCGTGGTTCCTATGAGGTAGCGTAATGTTGAATTCACTACAATGGTTAGCATTAGCACCAAAGAGGGCTCAAATAGAGGCGGCACTCCAGGTTTTGGGGGTGCCCCTCATTGGATGGATGAATCATGTGCCCATGTTTAAGGAAGGGTTTAATCCGAATTGGGATGAGATAGAAAACATCGCAACCGCAGTTAATACGAAGGGAGTAGGCCAATGGAAAAAGCCCGAAAAGGTGCCGGAAAAGGCAAAGGCACCAAAAAAGGCGGTAAAGGCTGTTAAGAAGAAATAACCTTCCTCTCGTCCTGCTAAGCCTGGGGGAATCTAGGGGGATAGCAAAAGGAGTATAAAATGGCGCAAATTCCTCACGCAAATTACACACTTACCAAACGATTCACCAATGTTGGTTCACTTGGGCAGGCTATCTCATTCAAGGAATGGGCTATTAAAGGAATAGCTATTCACTTCGAGGGATCTACCTGTGTTGGGATAGTAAAGGGCTCTGGCACTGTTACAGGCAGCGGAGACGCACACCTTACCAGTGATGGAATAACTCTCACTCTGGATGGTATGTGGGATGCTGGAGATACCATAACTACACTTTACACACCTACGGCAAATGGCAGTGATAAAATAGTAAACGGTGCAATGGCAACTGATTCAGGGGTAGCATGGGCCAAAGGTACTGGATGGGTGTTGAATGGAGTTGCTACACATACCACGGGTAATGCCACAACCCTTGTTGAAACCACATCCACGGTTGTCAATGGCGAACAATATCTCTTTGTCTACACACTAGCCTCCACAACCACAGCGGGGGTTTTAACACCATCAGCGGGAGGCGTGACTCTTACTACTAGAACTGGAGTGTTAGCTCTTCCAACTACAGTAAGTCCATCAGGTGGTTCAGGATGTACCATTGCTGTTGCTTCGGTGAGTTCAACTGGTGAGGCTCTTACTGTTACAGTAGTTGCCGGGGGAACGGGATATGCAGTGGGAGATGTGTTAAGCGTTACTTTTGCCGCAGCTACGAGGCCACTGAAGCTGAAAGTTTTGACGTTATCCACCACGGCTGTTGCCACTGTTATCATCGTAGACAATGGTTTGGGGTATGAAGTTACTGGAGCCTCTAAGACTTACTCAGAAGAGTTTACGGCGATTAGCACAGCTAAAGTTACTTTCACAAGTGATGCAACCTGGGCCGGGACTATTGATGACGTGAAAATGTATCGAGTCTACCCATGTGTATGTAGTATTGTGGCATGGCGATAAGGAGGTAACAATGGCTGGTACAATTAATATAACAAGCGGCGGTGGGGCTGTGGCTTACATCAAGTCTCATTACAATCATGATACGTCATGGACTGGTGGTGCTGCAACTTCGGCTACAACTAGGCGAACCATCAATTCCCCGAATGAAGTTGAAGTTAAGATTGACACGGTGGGGTTGAAGCTCGCCACTCAAACAACTCTTGATCTTAATACTGCTGGTTCATGGGATACTGTTTCTGGTACTGATTACACAACTGCTGCAAATAGGGCAGGTAAAAATTTCTATATTTACATGTGTCAACCTGTATCTGGTACTGTACCGGTGATTAAACTATCAGCTAACTCAACGGTTCCGTCTGGTTATTCTGCATCTACCTCCAGAAAAGTAGGTGGTTTCCATTGTTTATGCGTAGCAGTTGGGACTATATCTGGACACACGCTTACAGGTTATTTGGCTGGCGACATACTTCCACTTTCAGTGTGGGATTTATGGCATAGAGCAGAATCTGGTAATGAAGGTATGGTTTATGCTCCGGGTATTAGTGCTTGGGTAGATATTTACTTAACAACTGGTTCAATAACAGTACCAACTTCTGTAAATAACGCTACAATTCTTAATGCGATAACGCAGTATGCTTTTGTAGATACTCTTGCATTAGTAAACAAACGTCTTTTGTTTGACCACGAATTTACTTATATTGCAACTGGTTCAAACGAAGCTACTAATATTACTGCAAGTGCAGATCCTGTTACAACTTCAGGACATTCAGATACTGCTGGTAGGAGAATGATTTCCAACATTGGTTGTGAAGATTGTGCTGGAGTTCTTTGGCAATGGCTAAATGATTCTCTTACTCCAGTCCAAGGTGTTGATTATGCTACAGGTGTAGCATTTGGATGGAAAGATGTCACAGGTACCAGAGGTCAAGTTTATTCCCAAGGAACTTATGGGTTTATGAAGCTGGTTGCCGGTGGTGCTTGGGATTATGGTGCTCGTTGTGGGTCACGGGCGCGTAATTTGTATCATTGGGCGTGGCTTGCGCATACGTCTATCGGTAGTCGCGCGCTGAGTAATAAACGGATTTAACGAGTTAGGTCCAGCCCTTGCGAGGGTAAGACCTGATAGGTAGATAGTTATAAAATGCTGATTGCCGGTAGTAATTGGAATAATGGTGCTAATTGTGGATCACAGGCACGTAATTTGAATAATTGGACGTGGAATGCGAATACGAATATCGGTAGTCACGCACTGATACATGAAAGTAGCCAAACTTCATGGCTGAACTATTTACCTTGTTCCTCTACGGAGCAAAATACAAAGCGAAGGAGGGGGTAGGATAGTAGGTAGCAATACTGAAACACCCATCTCCTCAGAACACTAAAATGAAAAGACACAACAACTTATTTGACCAAATTGTTTCTTACGAGAACCTAGAGTTAGCTTATCAAAAAGCTAAGAAAGGCAAGAGCAAGAAGATTTCTGTGATTAAGTTTTCACAAAATATTGAGGAGCGTTTACTTAAGATTCAAGAATCTTTAGTCAATAAGACTTTTACTACGTCTCATTATACAACCAAGAAGGTTTATGAACCCAAAGAAAGATTAATCCACGTATTGCCGTTTGCTCCGGATAGAATTGTTCAACATGCCATTATGAATTTCCTCGAACCTATTTGGGATAATTTATTCATTTTTGATTCATATGCTTGTAGGATAGGTAAGGGGATTCACAAAGGTTCCCGTAGAACTATGGAGTTCGTTAGGAAGTACAAGTATTGTCTCAAGTGCGATGTGTCTAAATTCTATCCTTCTATCAACCACGACATTTTATATAAGATTATCTGTAAGAAGATGAGATGCAAGGACACATTGGAATTATTAAAGGACATAGCGTATTCTATTAGTGGAGTTCCAATAGGAAATTACACTTCTCAATGGTTTGGCAACTTGTATCTAAATGAACTAGATTTCTTCGTCAAGCAAACTCATAGGGTTAAAGCTTATATTAGATACTGTGACGACTTCCTTCTGTTCCATGATGATAAGAGCCTTCTAAGAGAATTGTCTATCAAAATACAAGATTTTATTTGGACTAACTTGAGGTTAATCTTATCGAAGTGTGAGCTGTTCCCAGTAAGTAGGGGAGTAGATTTCTTAGGATACAGACACTTTAAGAATTATATCCTATTAAGAAGATCCACAGTTAAACGAGTGAAGTTAAGATTAGCAAAGTTACCGGTTCAACTTCATCGAGGCAACCAATTATTTGATTCATGTGTTTCGTCAATTGCATCAACATTAGGTTGGATGCAACATGGAAATTGTTTTAATCTACAACAAAGAATAGGAGTAATATAATGGAAGGTGATGCTCAGAGATGCACAAAGAGACTTACATGTATGTGTGAGCAGTGTGGGATAACCTTTACTTATTATGCAAGTAATGCTCCAAGACGATTTTGTTCCCAAGGTTGCTATGGTCTCTGGTTGTCTATCAATAAAACTGGTAATAATAGTCCTTTATGGAAGAACAATAAAAAAGAGTTTGTTTGCAAAACTTGTGGAAAGATATTTTTAGACAATGAGTCTACAAATAGAAGTTATTGTTCAGTGCCATGCTATACCCCAGATATGATAAATAGAATTAAGTCCAGTTCGCGAAACACAAAACATGGGATGGCTAGAACTAAAGTGTACAAGCGTTGGGCTGGAATGATAGATAGGTGCAATAACCCCAACTCGCCAGGATATCATAATTACGGCGGTCGCGGTATTAAGGTTTGTGAACGATGGCATGATTTCAGAAACTTTTATGAAGATATGGGTGATTGTTCAAATACACTGTCTTTAGATAGAATAGATAATGATGGAGATTATTGTCCTGAGAATTGTAGATGGACGACACAAACAGAACAATGCAACAATACAAGACGAAACAAACATATTAGTTATGAGGGTGTTTCCAAAACACTAGCTGAGTGGGCAGACAAACTAAATATCAAATACCCCACAATGTTAAATAGATATAATAGAGATTGGACAACAGAAAGAATGCTTATTACTCCTAAGAGAGAATACAGGGAGATTTCGTTATGATAGGAAACGCACGGTATCTAAATAGTAAATTCGATTATGAGTATGTCAGGGATAACCAAGATAACTGGAGGGAGTACTATCAAACTCTCTATGATTCTAGATTGATTTGGGATAACGTGGAGTTAGTTGGCGAAGGTATCATTGATAATACTCATAGATTGATTCAATCACAAGACATGGAAACTCAGGAACCAATAACTATTCAACAGGAATTTAAACTGGATGAACACTGTAAACTTCTTCGTCTAGGATTCACTGTTGAAGAAGTAGAAGCAGCTCTGGCATCATAGGAGGAATCATGTGGGCTTTCATCTCTTGGTTAATCGGCCTGGTCTATAAGGTAAAGGGCAATCCTATTGCCACTGGTATTATTCAGGCTGTTGGGGGGATCATGGCAGCATTACCTCCTGGATCTGTTAAAAGGGCTTTTGAGTTGGTTAAAGC